TGTGTGCGCGCAAAGTTCCAACAGTTGCGGTATTGGCCGGATATGACTTAATAATCAATTTTCCAAATTTGTTGTTTTCATAAAATCTAAGAACTTCTTCTTTGCGTTCAACGATGTCATTTGAATCAATATCGCAAAAATTGGAATCGAAACGGATGCCAATCTTAGGCGCGGACAGTTCGAACGTGTAATACACAACGTTGTATCCTAAGCGAAGCGCGTTGGCGCCTAAGGCCGTCAAGCAGTGTGACTTTCCGGCACCTGTAGACGCCACAATCGACCCCAATTCACCCTGTCCAATACCCCCCTGAAAAATATCTTTTGCATCCAATTCAGGAAACCCAGTTGGGATCACATTACGAACAATGGACTGAAATCGTGCCTCTGTATCTTCAAAAAAATCATGGCCCGTATCCGCAGCCGTACCTGCGCTAAGGGCCTTCTTGATTGTCTCTACAATGGAATCATAATTTTCCATTGCAATATCATCAACGGTTTTTTCAAGAGCACGTTTGAGATTTTGCTTCTTGCAAAAGTCCAAACTCTTCTCTTTGACGTGCGGTAAATCGCCCGCAAAAGAATTGGCATTGACTTCTTTAATAAAGTCAACGATTTGATCCCTAAGTTGAAGATCATTACCCATCTTAAGTTCATCACGAACAATGGATACCAACAATTTAAGGCTTGGATAATCCTTATACTTTTCCGTGTACGCCAAATAACGAGTCGATAGAAACTCAAGATATTTCAACTCAAAATGAGCCGGTTTAAGAACCTCGCTCATCTGTGCCGCCCAAGATCGATCCACAAGAAGAGCTGTCATCACACATTTCTGAAAGTGATGACCATATTGTGAAAAGTTCGTTACGGACGATAATGTTTGCTGTTGATTATCCAACTTGTTCTCCTAGGGGTCTAAATGATAGTCGAGTGAGGCACATGAACGAGACACAAATAGAGTCCACGTCCAAAGATCTCAATCCATGTTCCAGCGCAAAATTTTTCAATGTTAGTTTTTCAATTTTTGGATTGTGATTATCAATCGCATATTCAATCTTCTCAATTTGATCTGAAGACAGCATTGCTGAATCCAAATAAACGAGCTTCCAATTTCGCCTTATAACGTCCTCAGATAGACCAATTGACCTAATACCCTTCCCTTCATCGGAACGGGCTCTAGACTGGCTTACAATGTCTTCAATGGTCATGTCCTGATTGAGTCCAAGTGCTGGGAATAGTTTTCGAAGAGTTTTGAATCCAACTCCTTTAACTCCAGGAACGTTATCGGATGTATCTCCACAGATGGCCTTCGCTAATGCAAAATTCTGTGGTGTGATACCGAATTGGAGAGACACATATTTGTCGTTCAATAGGATCTTTTTTGACGGATCATAGATTTTTGTTCTGCCGTCCAAAAGCTGATAGAAGTCTTTATCGCCAGAAAAGATCACACAATTTTCATTATGAAATTTTCTCTTTTGAAGATAAGCAATGACATCATCGCCTTCACAATTCTTTACATACACCTGACAGACAGGAAGACTTTTTAGTGCTTTGGCTAGAACCTCTATTTGCCAAACTTTGTTATCTTCCGTATCGGGAATGTCTTCACCGTAAAATCTATTGAGCTTCTTTGATGAAGGATTTCGATTGCCCTTGTATTCGGACATGATGGCTTTTCGTTTTGAAGAACCACCAGATTCCCAAATGACATAAACGGCTTTTGGTTTGATCAGATTGCAGAGATTAGCAATAGATTTAATAGTTCCAACAATTCCACCAGACTGTGATCCATTCACTGTCATGTCTGGATGTGCTGCATATTGTCTAGTAAACACATTGAATAGATCTACAAACAATATGGGTCTGGTGTTTTGTTGTTCGTTCATTTTTTTCTACCCGCTCGAACCAAATCCTCCAGTTCGATTAGCTCCACGCTGTTTGACGAGTTCATCAAACTCATCGTTTCCAATATTCTTGACTGACATTTCGATTCGTTGACATGGAATAATTTGTCCAATAGCATCCCCAAACTTGATGATGAGATCTTTGCCTAAAGAAGAAACATCCGGAATGTATTGACCAACTGCCAATACTTCTAAAGGAAAACTTTCATCGATCACACCGATCAAACAATGCATTTGCTTTTTTGCAAATGAACTGCTTCGAGGATGGAGCTGATAGTACCATCCTTCGGGACAATAACAACGAAACCCAAGTGGGATTTTGAAATATTGTCCAGCACGAAGAACTATATCTTTTCGATCTTGTTGACATGATCGGACATCATAGCCAGTCGATAAATCTTCTGCTCTTCGTGGAAGAAATTCAGGATGATCTTTTAGATCTTCTCTAAGGGCAAATTTAAAAACAGGATCATTCAGCAGCATCAGTTTCTCCTGATGATTCCGATGAAGTTTCCTCTTCTCTCTTCACTGGTTTCTTGATCATGATCAGATTGGCCATTTTACGATAATAAGCAGACGTTTCTGGATTGTTGATGATCTTAGTTTTCATATCTTTTTTATAGAAGGACTTATCAACCAAAACTTTTCCATCCTTATCGGCCACAAGAAATGATTTGCTACCTGATTTGCCAAGCATTTTGTATGTGGTTCCATTTTCGTCTACGCAATCATTGGCTTCACAATATTCGCGAAAATGATCAAACAGTTCTTCATGATCGGAAAGACCCTGACCAAATATCAATTGAAAACTTGCATCACGATGAGGAAGAGCAATTTTATTTTTGATGGTTTTAGCCTTAACGTTGATTCCAACTACCTGACCGGAGTCATCGGTGATTTTTCCGCCGCCAACAAGCGAAATTCTCACAGAAGCATGGAAAGGAAGCGACATACCACCACTTGTGGTAGTTGGATCGGAAAACATTGTTCCAATCTTAATTCTCGTCTGATTAAGAACCACAAACAGCACATTTTGATTACCAATTAGCTGAGTCACCTTACGGAAAGACTTGCTCAATACGCGAGCTGCCAATCCAATACTGTTCTGTTCGTAATCAGCTTCGAGTTCGGCCTTTGCAGGAGTTGCCGCAAGAGAATCCCATACGATGACAACTGGGTTATCTTTCCGAGAAGCTTTAATCTTTGTAATCGTGCTCTCAACAACTTGAAAAACCTCTTCGATACATGAAGGTTCTACATAAACAAATCGTTTCGACACATCAAGTCCGAGAGCGGCTAAGTTTTCTGGATTGGTTCCATTCTCAGAATCAATGTAGATAACAACTCCATTCGCCTTTTGTGCGTTGCGACAAATTTGAATAGCCAAATGAGATTTACCAATCGAAGGAGGTCCATAAATCTCTACAATACGACCTTCTGGTAATCCGCCATCGGGACGATTGGAGATGATGTAATCAAGATATTCACTACCAGTGCTGATCCAGTTCTTAACGTGAGTTGGAGATAAGTCTGTTGCAAGGTTCCATGCCAATCGATGTTGGGCTTCCTTGTTCAAATCGGAGATAAGCTCTGCTACGAATTGAGTGTCGTTCTGTTGTTTTACTTCTGTTTCTTTTTCTTTTTTCGCCATAAAATTTTCCTTTTTTGAATAGAAAAATCCACACAAGACCAAGAACGAATTGGTCAAGACCTTGTGTGGATTCTATTGTTGCCGTTAGGCGAGAAGATCAGCCGTCTAGATCTGCCAATGCAGCATCAAGAGCATCTTCAGTTTCCTTTGCAGGAGAAGATTTCTTTGCAGCCTTTTTGGGAGCAGCAGTTGCAACTTCTTCAGACTTATCAGAAGTCTTTTGGGCTTCCTCGGTCTTTGCTTCGTCAACCTTGGCATTGTCAGAATCAAGCCAAACTTGAAGCTTTTCCTTAACTTCGGAATATTCAGGAATGGGGTAGTAATCTTCAATCTTAGGAAGATTTGCCATCCACTTTTTAATGTTCTCATCAGTACTTGCAGGAGAAACATTTACAGAAGCCTTCACAATGGTTTCATTAACAATGTTACCATTGAAACGCTTACCAGAATCGGTCACGGACAGCTTAACGTCTCGACCGGTCTTGAGATCGGTAAAATCTCCAATCTCATCATCCAAGAAAAACCCAAGAAGCTGCTTGGCTTCATTGTGACTAACTGCCCACAATTGAGGACCGGCAGATTCATTTGCGCGATCAACGACCGCAACAAGAACATGTCGCTTTGGGAAAAGCTTTTTTGCCAATGTCTTAAGCGATTCATCACCGCTCTCTTTAGCATCAGTGAAGAGCTTCATTCGGAATTCGCCAATAGGATCTGGCTTACCAACACTCTCAGGAGAAACCAACATTCCGCCACCGATTCCGAAATAGAACGCACGTTCATGGAACGGCATGCCATCACCGGCATCTGGCCATGGAAGC